GCATAGGTTGTCTGGTCCGCTGACTGTGCCAGCACGCCGCCTGAGAATCCGCCGTAGCCGTATGCCGCAAAATACGGTCCAGGGTGGTCAGCATCCACGTCGCGGGGCAGAGGCATGTCAATCAGCACCAGCTGCGGCGGGCTGGCGGCTAGCACCTGCTGCGCTGTTACCCCACTTCCGCCGGCCACGGCGTCGGCCGTCAGGTTGGCCGCGTTGTCGCTGACCGCCTTGATCTCCAGCACCTCGTTGGCCCCGCGACCGATCGCGCTGATGGCAACCCGCTCCTCGCTGCCGTCATCCAGCTGCAGGGTGATAACGTCGCCGGGGTCAAGGTCGCCATAGTCGCGCGGCAGCTTGAACTCGTAGCGCACCGCCTCGTACATGATCTGCAGCAACTGGTGCACCAGCTCCGCAGCCTCCGCATCCGACAGCACGGCGGGCAGACTCACGTCCACCACGCGGCGGCTGTCGGTGGCTGCCCACTCCGCGACCACCATTGCCGGCTGCAGGTTGTTGTCGCTGCTCATGTAGTGCAGCTGCACGAAGCGAGGCAGGTCGATTTCTTCGGGTTCGATGCGGGACAGAGGGTGCTCGGCGTTCTCGTCGCCCTCCACCACCATGTCAGCGACCGGGACCGTGTACAGGGAGGTGCCGCCAAGCTCGTTGACGCGCAGCTGGTAGTCACTGACCACGGCATAACTCAGGGCCAGCTGCAGCAGCGGCTCCAGGTCAGCGCGCGCCTTGGCTTGACGGGTGTGCGCGTAGCCCCGCACGGTGGCGGTGGTATTCAGGTCTAGCAGGCTGGGGCCGATGTTTGCCCGCCCGCAAATGTCCTCAATAATGTCACTGACGTTGACTGGCTGGGCCGATACCCGGCGCAGCCTGCCGGCATAAGCAACCGTCCGTGCGGCATCGTTGGTGGACCCGCTAAAAACGGTGTCAGTCGGCGCGTGGTAATAAGCCCACGCGCCGGAGCCGGCGCCAACAAAGACCTCGAACGTCTCGGTACTTGGCTTGAACTGGATGACTGTGCCATTGCCAAACGTCAGCAGGTCAGATGATTCATCATAAAACAGCCATGGCTGACCCGCAGCAACGCCCCAGTACCATGCAGACGAATAATAATCTGACAGCTTCAGGTACTTGATTAGGTCGCCGCCAGCCGTTGTGTGCATGAGCCAGTCTTCATTGCCAAGCCCGTCAATATCACCATACAGCGCCCACCAGACTGTTCCGTCAGCCACCATGTGCCCGTTCAGGTGCGTGGCATTTACGGTCAATACCAGATTGTTGTCCCAGGTTCCGCCAGCCAGCCCGACGCCAGACCGAACAACGTCCAGATATTTTTCCGTGCCGGTCAGACTGGTCAGCACGCACAGGAAGGCATCGCCTCCCAAGTGCGCCGCGTAATCGACCGCCGGCCTATATCCTGTCGGGTGTTCTACGCGATCATTGACCGTGTGAAGGGTCCAATCAGTCTTGTCCAGCAGATACCAAGAGTTTCCCCACCTCATAAGCGCGCGGTATTCACCGTCAGCGGATATGTAGGGCGATGCGTTGGGGTATGGTCCGAGCGTGGCGATAATGTCCACGTCACGCACGCCGTTGGCGAGGTCAAAAATGCTCACATAGTAGTGCGACCCGCTCACCAGCGAGCGCAGCGACATGAACAAGTAGCGCCCTTTATCCACCACCCCTAACGAGTTAGGCGCGCCGTCAAGCACCTGCAACTCCGTCAGCGAGTAACCGGGGAACTGCCGTAGCTCCACGCGCTTCCTTGTGTATGGCTCGATGGCCGCGAAACCAGACCCGCCGCCTACGTTCCATGAGCAGAAAATCCAGTCCTTGTATTCGCTGTACCCGATCTGGTTAAGGTCGTTTGACGTAAGGTCCTGCAGGACGATGGTTTCCTTGGCGATGCTGCTGGCGCCGGAGGTGACAAGCTCAACCTCAATCTGCGGCAGGCTGTTGCCAAAGTCCTGGGTAATGTTCAGCTCATCGAACACCAATACCGCCAGCCCGGTGTAAGCGGGCACGTTGCCCTCGCCAACATGGGACTCGATGATCGGGTCAGCCGCCGTCTGGTCGCCGCCGTAGAATTGGAAGTTGATGCCCTCCTGCTTCACAACGCTGGAGTCGCCGGTGTAGTCCGCCACGACCTTGCGGTTCATAATCAGCCGGCGCAGCTTGCAGCTGCCGCCGCCGGGCACGCCAAACGCCACCGCGAATGACACGGTGTAGCTGTAGGTCGTGTGCGTGGGGCTGGAAGCGCCTTTACCGCCAACCTCCTGGGTGTGGCGGTGCTCGTTGGCGTCAGCCAGAAAGATGATCTGCGCCGGTAGGCGCATCTGCCCCCAAAAGATCGGAATGCTGCCACCCTCAGCGGCGGAGCCCATGTTCAGGTCAGTCAGGCGCGGGCCGAAGGTGTCCTCCGGTTTTGGCCCGAACAGCATGTTGCCGACCATGCCGCCAATAGCCCACCCCAGCTGAGGCATGCCGAACAGGCCGCCAACTGCGGCGCCCGCGACAGACAGTGCGAGCTGCGCCATCTACTGATCTCCTACCGGAAGCTCGGGGAATCGGTAACAAGCCCGGGTCATGCGCTGCAGCCCGCCGGCCCAGGTCACTTCCACCACCTTGTGGGCGGACTCATAGGCGTGCAGCAGCGTGCCGGTGCTGGTGAAGATGCCCACGTGCTGCGGCAGGCGGCTCCAGGCCACCAGCGCAACGTCACCGGGCTCACGTTGCGTCAGTGGTACGCGGACAAGGTATTTGTCCAGCAGCGCATTGAGCGTGCCGTCAGGCTGCCGTGCGTACTCCGCGCGGGCCGGTGCTGCCAGATACTCAGGCACCAGCCCAAGCTGGGTGGCCACACCCTCCAGGACGCCGGCACAATCAACGCCCACGCCCTTGAGGCGGCCTTGATGCCGGAACGGGGTACCCAGCCACTCGCGGGCTGCTGCGACAATTTGCTCACGGGTCACGCTCATGCCGGCACGATCCTCGCGGCGCGGTCAGTTCCGGGGATCTCCGGGTGGCCACCAAAGTGCACCGCGTTGCCGCCGCCCTCCGGGTTCCACTTGGCGCGGCAGTCTCCGGTGTACGCGGTGCCCCAGGTGTCGCCCGGCATGCGCAGGAGCTTGTTGCAGCCCCAATGCACCTTGTACGTGTCGGACGCTGCGATCACCCATGGCATGGGGAACTTCAGCACCAAGGTCCCATCCGCCTGCGAGGTCTTTACGTCCATCGACAGGCCGTTGTTCAGGCCGCTGGTGAAGGTCAGCTTGCCGAAGCGGAAGGTGCCGTCAGCCTCGGTGCGGCCACTGTCAACGAACGTCTGCCGGTCACTGGCAGCGGTGACGCTGCCCTGCACGGTGTAGGCCGGGTAGCAGGTCCACTCAGCCGTACCGTCAGCCGTGGTGTTGCCCGGGGTGGTATCCCAGGTGGGTTCCGTGCCGCCCGTGACGCCAGCCGTGGTGCAGACGAAGCGGTAGCCGTTGTACGTGGTCGGGCTGCAGGCATCGAGCGCAGACACAGCGGCGGACGCTGCCCAAGCCGCAGGCTCCAGCACAATGCCGCAGCTGCTGTCGCCCAGGGCGTGCGGACAGTAGCGACCGTAGGTGCCGCCAATCTCCTGATCCAGCAGCCCGGTCAGGCTACGGAACTCCGCGTCGAACAGGTCGCCCTTGGAAGTGATGCGGCCAATGACGCCGTAATCGAGCAGGCGCTTGCCGGCGGCGACGTTGGTGTAGTTGACCTCAAAGAACCACACCTGCGCGCCACGGTATAGCCCGGCCCGAATGTCGGCCTCGGTGATGGCGGCGCTGTCGATGAGCCCGCGCAGGTTCATGTTGTCGGCGCCCAGGCCCAGGCGGTTCTCCATCGCGGTGCGGGTGAAGCCGCTTTCGGCCTGATAGTTCAGGCCGTCGATGGTCAGCGCCTCGGGGTGCTCGGTGAAGCCCAGCACGGTGCCGTCCACGCGCTCCAGCTTCCAGCAGCCGCAGGTAGTGACTACCTCCTCCTGGTAGTGCGACTTCAGGGCGGCGGCGGTGTTCTTCATACGCGCAGCTCCACGATGGGCACGGAGGTGTTGCCGAGTAGTCCGCCCTCCAGCTGAATGTCGAGCACGTCAATGTCGAAACGCACCGGCACGTCGAACTCAAAGCCACCGGTGATGGTGTCGCTGGCACTGAGCGCGACAGTAAAGGTGACGATCCCGGTGGTGGTATCCACGGTGAAGTCCACGCCTTCGGTGAGCGCCGCGCCGTTCTTCTTGAGCACCACGGTCCCGGCAACCGGCTTTCGAATCAGCCGGGTGGTGGTCTTGCTACCCTGGGTGTAGGTCTTGAACAGCTGCAGGGTTGTCTCGCCTCCCACTGCACTATTGAGCAACGTCAGGTCATCCGCAGAAACGGTCTGGCCATACCCGGCGCTGTTGTAGTCGATGGGGTCTTTGTAGCGGAACCCGTATGCCCGGCCCTGCATGGCATGGAAGAAGCGGGCAAGCGCCTCCAGCTGACTGGCTTTCTTGACGCCGTAGCGCACATCGTAGCGGCTGCGCGGATACGGCCAGCGGGCGCTGCGCTTCTCGTGGCCGGAGAACAGCGGCGTCACCCCGGTGCGGTATCCAGGGCCGCCGCGCGAGCCACTGGAAATGTCGGTCGGGAAGCGCGTCTCGTAGAAGCTGGCCATTACATGTTCCTCTGAGCGTCACGCACGGCGCGGGCCAGCATGGCGCTGATCTGGCCCTCGCTGCGCATAAAGCTGTCTGCATCGGTTGCGCCGTTGACGTTCATCTGCACGGTGACGTTGCCTCCACCGCCAGCACCCTTCGGGCTTACGGTCACGGTTTCTCCGGGCGTGCCACGGAAGCTGACCACCTGGGAGTCAGCGCCGCCGCTGCCGCCGATCTGGAAGCTGCCGCCGCTAGCGAAGCCAAGGGACGGAATGAAGCTGCTGAACATGCCGCCCAGGCTGCTGCCGATGCTGCCCAGGAACCCGCCGCCGGACTTTCCGCCACTGAACAGGCCACCCAGCAGGCCGCCGGTCGCGCTGCCAGCGTCCTGCGAGCTTTCAAATAGCACGTCCGTGAAGATATTGGTCAGGTTCTCCTTGAGCGGCTTCCACAGCTGCTCCTCAGCGATGGCGTTGGCAATGTCGCCAGCCATGTCGCCCAGGGCGTCCTTCAGGGTCTTGTTGCCCTTGGTGACCTCCGCGAAGTTGTCCACCACGGCGTCCGCCATGCCCTCGCCAATCTCGGCAGCCCGGGCGAACACCGGGTCCACTTCCTTCAGCGCATCGCGCACGTCCTCGCTGTACTGCTGCCACGCCAGGGCAGACAGTTGCGCCGCCCGTTGCTGGGTGGTGGCGCCGTACTGCACCGCCGCGTCCAGGGTGGCCAGTGTCTCGCTCAAGTCATCGCTGGCAGCCTTCACTGGGTCCAGGCTGCGCTCCAGGTTCTTGAAGCCCTCCACCCGGGCAAACGCCTCATCGGTGTCCTGCGCGGCCTGCTGCAGCGACTCTGCGTAACGCACGCCAGCCGCTTCCGCCAGGGCGAAATGCCGGGCTTGGTCGATGAGCCCGTCCTTCAGTGCGCGGTTGAGCGTTGCCATGTCCGACTCGTAGGCACGCATGGCCGCCTTCACAGGGTCCAGGCTGTCCTCCAGGCCAGCAAAGGTGTCAGCGAACTTCTCGGCTTCCTTGCGGGCCTCCTCCAGCTCCTTCTCGCCACCCAGCTTAATGTCCACCTTGCCGTTCTCCTTCAGGCCGGTGAGCACCTTGTCCAACTCGGTTGCCGCCTCAGCGGTGTCCTGGGTCTTGGTCAGCACCTTCTGCATGGCGCGGTGGGTGTTGCCATCAATCTCGGCAGCGGTGGCCTTGTACTGCGCCTCAAGGCCGGCCAGCTTCTCCGCGAGGCTGCCCGTGTCGCCCGCACCGGAACGCACCTCGCTGGTATAGGCGCGCATGCTGGCCACCAGATCACTGGTGCCGGGCAGGTTGTCGATGAGCCCGGCCACGCCGTCGATGAAGCTGGCGTAACCGCGCTTGATGCCGGTGATGGTCGAGTCCCAGGCGTGGGTGATGACGGCGCTGACCTTGGCGAAGGCCGTCGCCATGTAGTTCCACCCCTTGATGATGCTGCCCACCACGGCAATGCCGGCCGCCTGCACCTTGTGCCAGTTGCGGATTACGTAGCTCGCGCCCTGGGCAATCCAGGCGAACACCTGGGTCACCGCGCCAGCCAGATCGGAGACGATGGTGCTGTCAGCTGCCGCCGTGCGGATCTCCTCGATGGCGCTGCTGAGCGGGGTTGTGTCCACCTGCGCCATGGCCACCAGCACGTCATTGCGCACGCGCTGCATCGCCTTGCCCACGGTGTCGGGCATGCGCTGGAACTCGGACTCAACCCCGGCCGCCGCGTTCTGCAGTGCGCCAATGACCACCTCGGCGGTGATGGCGCCTTGCTGGCCGTACTCGCGCAGCTGGCCGATACCGATCCCCATGCCGTCCGCGATGGCCTGCGCCAAGCGGGGCGTCTGTTCCATGACGCTGTTCAGTTCCTCACCCCGCAGGGCGCCGGCCGCAATACCTTGGCCCAACTGCAGCAGCGCCGCGTCAGCCGCCTGTGCGCTGGCACCGGATACGGTCAGGGCCTTGCTGATAGTGTCGGTGACGCCTACCAGTTCGTCCTGGGAGACGCCCAGCTCCTTGGTGGATCGGGCGAGCTTGGTGTACAGGTCAACGGTGCCCTGAAAGCCCACGCTTGCGCGCTGAGCCACGTCGAACAGCAAGCCTTGTGCCCGGGCCGCCTGCTCGGAAGTCTCCGTCACCAGCTTCAGGCGCCCCTCCATGTTGGTCATGGCGTCTGAGGCTTGGGTGATTTGCGTGGCCAGCAGACCCAGGCTGAGGCCGGCTACCGCGCCCTTGAGCGACAGCATGCCGCGACCCAGGCGGCCCATGCCGCCGCCAGCGGTGCGCGCCGCACGGCCCAGCGCGGACATGGAGCGCCCCAGCAGGCCCGTGCTGGAGCCTGCCCGTCGCATGGCCTTTTCCATATTGGAGGCGCCGCCCTTGACGGCGTTGACGGCACTGGCAAAGGCGTCCTTTGCGGCTTTGACGCCGCGCTCTACACCAGAGCTATCGAGCTTCGCGAAGATTGTTGCCATGCCGCTTGTCCCAAAGCTCCAGATAAACCTTGTCCAGTACCCGCACCCAGCGCAGCAGTGCGTCCCGTTCTTCCAGGCGGTGCAGCTTCAGCAGCTGGCAGTAGGCCAGCACCTCGGAGACTGCGATCCCCCGCCCGGGAGCCCGGCCGGCATCCATGGCCAGCCATGCATCCCACACCCCATACAAGTCCTGATACAGCTCCGGCCGGTTCTCCAAGGCCGGTGGGGCAAAGCCTTCCGTGGCCAGCTTTTCAAGCCACTCCGCCTGCTGACCCCACTCCAGGGACCAGCGGGCGAAGTCGGTTAGTTTCCCTCCGCGTCCTCGTCCACCTGCTCGCGGTAGGCGGCGGCATCGCCGGCCAAGCTGGCCACCAGCTCCGCGAAGTCCTTGTATGCCTTCAGGTACTCCAGGGCCTTGTCCTTGCTGTACGGCACCTCGGTGTCGCCGTCCTTGATGCCATCCCAGTCCACCAGCACGGCCTCAGCCATCGAGGCGACAGTGATAGCGCGGGCCGTCTCATCTGGCAGGCTGCCCCGGCGAAGCTGGGCGGCGTGCGGCTTGCGCATGCGGTCCAGTACCTGCTGGTGCGCCGGGTTGAACATGCGTGCAACCTTGATGCGCGCGCCGTCGCCAATGTCGTGCCACACGCCGTCCACTTCCTTGTTGGCGTCGGTTGCGAAGCTGCGAATGTCCATCGGTGTTATCTCCTATGCCTGGGATTGGTCAGTTGTTATGCAGGGATGCGGGACAGGCCCATGGTGAAGCCGTAGGCGGGGTCCAGCAGGGCCTGCGCGTTGAGCTTGGCCACCACGTCCTGATTGGGTCCGCCGGCCAGGATCTCGCCTGCGGTGTACTTGACCTGCGGGAAGCTGGGGATCAGCACGTTGCCGGCGTTGTCGCTGAGGCGGAAGTCCAGCGAGGTGGCGGTGCCAGCGGCCAGCTTGTCGTACAGCGTGTAGTCGCTGAAATACTGGGTCAGCTCAAACTGGGCATCGAAGGTGCCCGCGCCGATACCGAACAGCGAGGTGCTGCCAACCACCGACTGGCTGCGCAGGTTGTTGGTGACGTTCATGGTGATCTGGCGAACCGCAGACACGGCCGCGCCGTTCTCACGCACGGTGGACACGTTGAAGCCGGCGCTCATTACGTCCGTGCTGGTGGCGGCCTCAGCCGCGCCCGTGCCAACGGTAGCGCCTGCGGTGGCGCTGCCCATGCCGGACAGGTCGAAGTTGCCGGTGATCTTCTGCTCAGCGGCCACGTCCAGCGAGAAGCCGCCCACGTGCACTCCGGTGAAGGAATGGAACTTGGTCTTGTCGGCGTACTTCTTTTCGATGGTCATCGACTGCTCGGTGACGCCGTTGCTCAGGAAGCTGCCCTTGATGGTCAGGGTGGGCGTCTCGTCATAGACCTTGCTGCCCGTGCCGGTGAGGCTCGGGATGGTCAGCACGTTGCCGGCCACATCGGTGATTTCGTGGATGCCGTCAATGTCGGTGTCGGTATCGCTGGTCACCAGCTTCACGAACTGGCCAGCCACGGCGGTCCAATCGGTGTCGAACACCAAGGCGGAGCCCAGGGTGATGGTGCCGGCGTCCTTGTCCACGGTCATGTCCAGGTTGGACGCCGTGAGGTCGGAGGTCAGGGTTTCGGTGGTACCCGTGCCGATGCCTTCCCAGCCGCTGTACAGGGCCAGCGCGAAGAAATCGTCGTAGGTTCCGTAGCTCAGTTCAAAGTTGAAGCTGCCGGCCGGGGTGATGAGCGTGCGGATCACGTCTGCCAAGTTGCGGTCGGGGCGAATCTCGTCCGACTGGGTGCTGGCGTAGTCATCCTTCAGCGACTCGCCGGTAAAGCGAAGCTGCTTCAGTGCGGAGGCCGGCGTGGTGCCGATCACCGTCTCTTTGACATAGAACAAACCTACCTGTGAGCTGTCAGACATGGCGGAGCCTCCTTAAATTGTCTCGTCTCGTTCAAACGGGA